TGGTATATTTCTTTAGGGGGTTTCCACGCAGACGGCTGCGCCCAAAAAATTTCTCACCAACCAATATAAATAATGGATCTCGCTGAAGTTCTCAATCGCGCCATCAAGTATCTCATTGAGGGTATCGCTGTGGGTCTTGCGGCCGTGCTCGTTCCCCGGAAGGGCATTGACTTCCAGGAGGTCGTCGCCATCGCCATCGTTGCCGCGGCCGTTTTCGCCGTGCTCGACCTCGTCTCCCCTTCCATCGGTGTGACGGCTCGCCAGGGTGCTGGCTTCGGTATCGGCGCGAACCTGGTTGGCTTCCCGCGGTAAGCTTACGAAGTAAGCGAGCCTTCAGGCTAAGCGTAGCGACCCTTTATAGGAAACCAATAAGAATATCAATATATGTACTATTTTTCTATCATATAGATAAATAGTAAATGCGTATCTCTACAACAACAGTTGCACTTATAGTTCTTATATGTACACTTCTCTTTGGAGGCGTCGTCGCGTCGCGTTCATATTTTGAAGGATTTGAGGTGGATGCAAGTGGAAATGAAATTCCGAGCCCCAATACCCCGACAACTCAAGCACCAGTACAGAATGTAGCGCCCCAATTCCGATCTCTTTTATTGGATCCTCAAGGAAATCCTATGATGATGGCTCCTCAAGGACAACCTATGATGATGGCTCCTCAAGGACCTCCCCTCATGCCTCCTATGGCTTTACCAATGGATGCACACATTATGTTGCCTATCCAATCTCCTATTTTTGCAAGAAGCAGAGTAAATAATCTACAGATGGGTGCACCTTACCAACCTGCTCAATTTATGCAAAATCCAGGTGAACAAGTGGGGCCCACACAAGTAATGCAGATGCCTAATATCTTTACACCCGAAGTATTGAATCAGCAAACAATGCTTTTAGACCAATCAAAACAGGCTGCATCAAGAGGTGATATGGCCGCAGCAATTTCTCTTAAACAGGCCGCCTCACAAATTGGCAGAGGTTAAGTAGAATGCGTCTGTCTAATACGGCCCTCATACTCGTTATTTTTGCCTCCGCCATCCTTCTCTCTGTGATAAGTCCGCTTCGTGAGTTCTTTACATCTCCTGGAACCATGGTGCAACTGACAACGAGTCATGTACCCAATGCAGAAGACTATAATTACTATAATAATGTCTACCCGAAGATGGTGCGTCGTGAAATTGCGGATATGACAGGTGAGGACCCTGGTCAACTTCGTCCCTGGGTCTTTCCGTACGCTGGTGGATATTACATGAATTAAATACTGCGAATGAATCCCCAATTTAAATCTTCGCAGATTTTTTGCCAGATTTTATCCTGGGTATAGAGTTTGTCCCGATTTTTCAGTAAAGGAAAATTCGGGAGATAGTCATCCAGTTCAAGCAGTTCGCAGAATTTATACAGGACATAGGAATACGAAAGGAAATTGCTGCGACCTTTAGGACAGTGCTTCTGAAAATGCGGTTGAATCTCCTTGAACATATACCGAAGTTTCTCCTCAATTTCACGATTCATCACAGGGGCATTCTTGCCATTGAGACGATTTGTAATATGGGGTACATGCTCGTAGTATTTATTCGCTTTGATTTTCTTTAGAATCTCGCGAATCTTTGCTGCCTTGAGACCCTCAAGTTGAGTAATGCGCTCCTTCTTGAGCTCTAGTAAAATCTGGTCATAAATCTCCTGAGGAATATCGGTACACTCCTTGGCCTGAAACTGTGCCAGCCATTCATTAAAGTGGTTAATACGCTTATATGCATAATAACTCACTTCACGCGGCGGGTCCTTATAACTCGGCTTATCACTATCCATTAGCACAAACTCCTGGTGACCGCAGATAGCACAACTAAACATGGCTTCATTCGCACTGAAAATCATCTCTGAAGAGCATTCATCACAAAGGCCAAATCCACTTTCCGCCTCAACAGAGGTATTTCTCGCATGCCCAGGGTCAACCTTCTGTAGGTATTTATCGAGGAGTTTATCCCGTTGTAAATTCTCACCCTTCATCTCCTTTTTCAGATCCGTGGTGGATTCACTGCTCTCGCCTGCCGCATCATGGAGAGCCGCAAGGACACTTCCCGGCTTCACATAATTTCTGGTTTTCTGGAGACTCTCTACTCCATTCTGAATTTTCTCCTGGATATCGTAATACTTGTAAAGGATATCACCTGTCTCCAAGAAATAATTCAGTAAATCATCCTCCTTATTAATTGACTCAATCTCACGCTTCACTTCACGCAGGCGATTCTCCTTCAGATTCCTTTCAATAATATTTTCACAAACCTCTATTTCTCGGGTCAACTGTTTTTCCTGTAGCTTTAGTGAGTCAACTCCCTGTTTCTGTTCAAGAAGCTGGGACATCTTCACCTGGTGAATTGCATCCAGCGTAGTACGAGCCTCCGGATTAGACCGCTTTGTTGGTCTTATCTTGAAGTAGGGTTCACCCATACTAAATTCTATTGAGTTTTCCTGAATCTGTTTAGGCGCTTTACTTTATTTGAAATTTGATTAAATTACTTTCTTAGTATATAGTGTATGAAATACACCGTTTATATATTGAAAGAAATTCTATCTGAGGGTGGTGCCACATTGATAGGCGATTATCCAAAATATAATCAACGAATGCGCGTTAGATTTCAATGTAAATGTGGTAAAGAAGGTAATAAGCGTTTTGAGATGTTAAATGTCTATAGATTGCCTTATTGCAACGAGTGTTCTATTAAGATTGTGAGTGAAAGAATTAAAGAAACATTTATGGAAAACTATGGTGTTTCAAATGTTGGGCAAAATCAAGAAATTAAAGATAAAATAAAAAATTCATATCAGCTTAAATATGGAGATCATCCAAAAAGAACTAAAGAAGTTCATGATAAATGGATGAATACCTGTATGGAAAGATATGGCGGTCATCCAAATCAAAATCCAGATGTTCAGGCAAAAGCAGAAAAGACATCATTTAAACATCGTGACTACACTATGCCAAGTGGAAAAATTGTAAAGATACAAGGATACGAAAATATTGCATTAACTGAATTACTCCAACACTTTTCAGAAGATGAGATTTATGTTGGAAGAGGTATCGTACCTCATGTAAAATATATATGTAATGAGGGTAAGCAGAGAGTCTATTTTCCTGATTTCTACATTGAGCCACTAAATACAATACTTGAGATAAAGTCTGATTGGACTTTACAACTACAAACATGTAGATTAGAAGAAAAGGCAAAGGCAGTTTTAAAGGCGGGCTACAATTTCGAAGTTTGGATTTACAATGGCAGTGGCCAGAATAAAGAGATTTTGACCTTCTGAAAGCGGAAGCCTCCGGCTCTGGTTTTAATAGTTTCTCCAAAAATTTCCAAATTTTCTATTTTGCCAAAATTTTTTTCTAAAGGAGGTGTATAATACATCATGACTGGGGGCGGGTTGATGCAATTAGTAGCTTATGGTGCGCAGGATGTCTATCTCACGGGTAACCCCCAGATCACCTTCTTCAAGGTGGTCTACCGCCGTCACACGAACTTCGCCATGGAGGCGATTGAGAACCCGTGGAACGGCGCGCCGAACTTCGGCAAGCAGGTCACGTGCACGATCCAGCGCAACGGTGACTTAATCTACCGTATGTACCTCCAGGCCACGCTGCCGTCAGTGCAGCTCCTGGCGTCAGACGGCTCTGGTGCCCAGTTCCGCTGGCTCAACTGGGTTGGCCACAACCTCATCGACTGGGTCGAGCTCCAGATCGGCGGCCAGCGCATCGACAAGCACTATGGCCAGTGGCTGCACATCTGGAATGAGCTCACGCAGGAGCCTGGCAAGCAGGCTGGCTATGCCAAGATGGTGGGCAACATCCCGCAGCTCACGAATCTGCTGGTTCAGGGTGGCGAGACGTGCGACAACTACTGCTCAGGTGGCGAGCCGAACTCCTCCAACGAGGTCCTCAACTGCTCCCCTGAGTACACGCTGTATGTGCCCCTCCAGTTCTGGTTCTGCCGCAACCCTGGCCTGGCGCTCCCGCTCATCGCGCTCCAGTACCACGAGGTCCGCATCAACCTCCAGTTCAATGACCTGACGAACCTCTGCTGGGCGTACACCCCGCAGGCGTCCTCCACGACGGCCATCCAGACGCGCGTCGGCAACGCCGGCCTCGTCGCCTGCTCCCTCTATGTCGACTACATCTACCTCGACACGGATGAGCGCCGCAAGTTCGCGCAGGTGTCCCACGAGTACCTCATCGAGGTTCTCCAGTTCACGGGCGGTGAGTCCATCACCTCCTCCAGCAACAAGCTGAAGCTGAACTTCAACCACCCGTGCAAGGAGCTCATCTGGGTTGTCCAGCGTGATTCCTTCTCCAGCTGCGACCCGAACGTCATCAACCCGTGGAAGGGCCAGCAGCCGTTCAACTTCTCTGACTGGTGGGACCGGTCAGTCCTGGAGTCTGGCTACTCCGTCACGCGCGTTGAGGGCATGGCCGGCGCCAACCCGTGCGTCACGGCGCTCATCCAGCTCAACGGCCACGACCGATTCCAGGTGCGCGAGGGCCGCTACTTCAACGAGGTCCAGCCGTACCAGCACCACACCAACATCCCCGCGGTTGGCATCAACGTCTACTCCTTCGCCCTCCAGCCGGAGCAGCACCAGCCGAGCGGAACGTGCAACTTGTCGCGCATTGACAACACCACGCTCCTCCTCACGGTGTCCAACAACGCGGTTGGCACGGCGACGTCCTCCACGGTCTACGTCTATGCGACGAACTACAACGTTCTCCGCGTGATGAGCGGAATGGGTGGACTCGCGTACTCAAATTAATACTTTTATGTATTGGTTTCAATATACCTCCGGATTTCATTTTTATAAAATATTCATTATAGCGTATTAAATTTGATTGATATAAAATCTATTGCTCTTATTTAGAAAATGGCAACAATAGACTTAGAAATAACATGTAAAGCAATCTTAGAACAAGGAGAAAATAAAGGAAAACAGTGTTGGCGACCTAATTTTAAAGATGGCTATTGTGGAAAGCATCAGAACTATGCAGCCCTAGAAAAGGGCCTTCAAGAAGGAAAGAAGAAATGTACAACTCATCGATGTAATGAATTTATTGAAATAAATGATAAATATTGTAATCTCTGTAAATCTGTGAAGGAGTCTCTAAAAAAAGTAAAAAAAATATGTAAAGCAATTATCCAACAGAATGATAATAAAGGAACTCAATGTGATAAACAAGCATCAAATGGAGATTATTGTGGTAAACATTTTGAACGCAATACACTTATTGAAAGTGTAAGTAAAAATGGGCAACGTGTTTGCGATGATGGGAAGCGTTCATGTATAAATATAACCAAAGATAATCAATTAAAATGTGAAAAATGTTTGGAAAAAACGAGAGAAATTGAAAGAAAAGAATATAGACAAAGACAACTTGATGAATCTCTTTGTCTTACATGTGGTATTAAAATGAATACAAAAACCGAGGGCTTTAAAAAAGAGATAGTTCAGCGATGTCCTGAATGTTATAATAAATTAAAGGAGATTGAAAAAGAAAGAGAGAGAAAAGATCGTGATTATAATATTGAACGAAAACAAAATATACAAAAACATTATAATGAATATCAAAGAGGAGCAATTAAACGCAATCTAGAATTTAGTATAAATATAGATGATTTTGGAGAACTTGTAAATTCACATTGTTATTATTGCGATGAATATAATAGTGAAAAAGTAATTGGATTAGACCGGCTAGATTCATCAAAGGGATATAGTATTAAAAACATTGTGCCCTGCTGTAGTGAATGTAATACAATGAAAAATAATGCATCAATAGATAAATTTATTAATAAAATAAAAAAAATATATCTACATCTTATTGATAAAACTAAAGAATCTGAAGAAATAGAAGATGAAGAAAATAAACCTAGTTATATTCGTCCAAGAAAGATATTAGAGTATTATGTTAAAAATAAACTTCCTGAGTATGTTGAACTTTGCAAAAGAGATAATCGATCTATTCTATTTATTAAAAAAATAGAAGAGATGAGTGCTTTAAAATTAAATGAAAAAGAATGTATCAAATATATTAAAACAGCATTACAATCTGAATCTCATGCATTAACTCTTACACAGACAGGTCGTCATAATATGTCAAAAGTAGAACTTCGTGGATATTTAGATTTATCAAAACCAGAAAAATGTATTGAACTCTATGAAAGTGCACATGGAAAAGATGAAGTTTTCCATGATGATATTACAGAATTATCAGAGAAATGGAAGCTCCTTTCTGAAGTAGATAAAAAATTAAAGTTAGATAAACTCCTTATTAAATTTCAAAATCGCCGTAATAAAATCACTTATTTCCATACAAAATAAAAAATATAGTCAGTATTAAAGCAGATAGAATTATAAGAAGAACAAGAATAACAAACCATTTATTTGAAAGTGTACGATACGCAGCCATTTGAGGTGGATTTGGATGCTGTGAAATTTGGCGACAGATTGGACAAAAGGGGAATTCTAAGTTTCCCACAACCTGTTTTTCCCGTATCCATTTTTGCCAACAGATTGGATGTACATGAAATCTACAGCCACAGCTGATTAGTTTGCTACTGTTTACAAGGCCCGCACCATTTTCATGATTTGCTTCAAGACAGACAAAACATTCATTGTCAGGAGTCACCGCAGTGAGTTCTGTAAGTGAATTCGTGGAAGTCGATGGCTTCATTACAAAAATATCGAGATATTTCTATAAGTAGATTAATTTGCTATCCGCCGACGCCGAAGAACAGGTCCTTGAATTTCAGTGGGCACATCCAACTCTTCACCGCTCATCCAGGTCGCAATCTTGCTAACGCTACCTACAATTCCAAAGAGAAAGGCTACAAGCATAGCCTTGTACATGCTCTGCGAATGTAGCATAAGACCCATTAGAACCTGACAGAAACTACTGTCCATCACAATAAGACTCTGTACAAAACCCCATGCACCCCGTGGTGCACAGAAGCACATATAGATATGAGTTGCCGACCATGCTACAAAGCCAATTCCTACTGCAGTTACAAGACCCCAGCCACCAACCTGCTTGCATGTATTGGAACAATATTCCCTATATGACATGAACACTTTGACAGTAGTCCGGTCAGCCTTATGCCTCAAATTTTTCCCGTCGCTCATGTAGGATGGATATTTCAAATACTACAGATTCTCAAGACCTGGTCTTTATCGGCACGGCGGCCGTATTTGTAGAGCTTATCACTCTTTTTCTTGTTAAATATGCCGGATCTAAACCCACCGTGGGCACTATGGCACTTAATGATTGGTACGAACGCTTTGGCATTTTTGCTGTGGGTGCAGATGTTATGAGTCTCATGATTGGCGTTGTAGCCGCTCGTTTCCTCTACACGTATTTTTTCAAATCCGTCATGGACTGGTCCCCGCTCTATTTTATGCTCTGTGTAGTGCTATTCCAGCTTTTCCACGACCTCTTCTTCTATTTTACGACCATCAAGGGCCTCCCTCGCGGTTATAATGAAATGATTGATGTATTCCAGGATTATGCCAAAGAGAATGGAGCAAAGATTCTTGTAGCGGATGCACTCATGGTAATCGGTACGGCAGGAGGTGCGATGTATCTAAAGTCAGTTCCTCTCCATTTTGTGTTTATTGGTCTACTGGTGCTGCTTTATGCGCTCTGTTTTATCCTGTTTACGGCACCTACGCCGACTACAGCACAGGCATATCAGGCATCTACACCTATTCCTAAGGCGACTCAGGGTCAAGAGGCACAGCCCCCATCGAAACAGAATTTCCAACAGGACCGTCGACAGGGACTCCTAGACCCTGGGAGTTTTGATCCTCAACAATTACACACTCCGTTCGATCCGCAAGCAGGATATTAAGAGCAGCAATACGACGCTCCAACGCCCCACCGCGCTGTTTCTTTGATACATGTTTCCAATGCCATTCAAACGAGAGCGCATCATGTTTTGTAAAGGGTCCTACATAACAGTGTCGTCGCCACGTCTCTCCAGCGGCCACTTTTGCCCTTGTGGCCCTCGCACCTCCCACAATTTCTCCTCTATGCTGACGCAACCGGCGATCTACATCGACAGTTGCACCAATATACGTTGCTCCACCTGAAGAGACTAGGCAATAGCAGTACCAGTCCATTCTAGTATGTTAAACAGTTCGTTTTAAAATAGCCATAGAGCTATCTTGAAGTATATAGATATATCCCAATTCTTGAAGATTTGTTACAAGTGATTCATGCGGGCCATAAATAATAAAATATTTAGGATGAAATTCACAGGCGGCCTCATAATCTGTAAGAGTAAATGGGTGAAGAATAACAATATCTACATTACATTTAAGCCGTACTTGTGGTACAATTGTATTTGCCAGGCTTGCATGATTGATTTGAATAAGTTGCTCACCAGGGCGTCCCTTCCAAAATTCAGTTGTATCATCAATATGCGCAGGTGATATATCAAGAGCAAGGACAATTATCTCTTTAAATTTTTCACGAGATAAAGCACCAAGTATACATCCAAGTAAACTATATTGTCCATTTCCGCATTCAGTATCAATTATAATTTGAATTGTTAAATCGTGCTGAATGAGTCCGAGTAAACAGCGATTATGAAGTTGTTCCATATTAAATATAGGATATACGTTTGATTCAATTATAAGCCCAGATTTCTTAAAGAATTCATCGTGATGAACTGGGTTCATTATATGTACATTTTTATCTGAATCTTCAATCCGAAGAAATCCTCGTTCATTTATATACTTATTATAAATATCAAAAAACCTATAGTCATGGGACTGACAATTTCCCGCTATACATTCATTGAAATAACACGCATAGTTCTTTCGATCCTCATTTGTTCCAAGAAATGGATACTCAGGATTATTCCAAACACTCGAATCGACTTCAAGCGGTGGAACCACATTATAAACATATACTGTAAGATTCTTGACCTGCGAAACAATTTCTCGAAGTCCCTCAAAATAGGAATCAACCGTCTTCTTAATAATCGATTGATAGGAGTTCTCTTCATTTACATATTTATGAACATGGCAGCGGCAATCAATCTCTCCAAAAGAGAAAATAACGGTATCACCCTCTGCAACAGGAAACTTTCGTAGGTCAAGGCGAGTAAGCCTATCACGACCAATTGAAAAAGCGAGTGTAGGTCCAATACTATTTGGCCTCACATACCGCAACTTATTAAATGGATGAACGGAATGACTATCGCCAAATGTAAAAATAGTCATTTTATTATGACTACTAATTCAATTCTTAAACCCTATTACACTCCAAATAATGGGCTCTACAGAGTGGCTCATACATCTCCTCACCTCCAATCTCCACTTGCTCATCCTTTGACTTTTTTTCACTGTGTGTAAACAGCGCTTCCATAGGAGTCTTACACCTCTTACAGAAGGCGTGACGCTTTTCTACGCTGTCACAATAAGGAATCAGTTCCAGAAGTTCGCCAAATGGCTTGCGCTCGGTATCACCATCAAGCCCAACACAGATAACATCCTTTTTATCTTTCTCAACCGCATGGAGAACAAACTCCTTTAATCCTCCAAAGAATTGCGCCTCCTCAATAATAATTAAACGGGCGTCAATGTAGAGAAGTGTAGTTAGAACATTATCAAGATAACGGACAGCAAGTGCAGGATATCTCTCTTTATCATGACTTACAATTTCAGGTTTCTCACTGTACCGAATATCGCTACTGTGAGTAATCACAAAGATGGGCCAGCCAATTGCATTGTACTTTCGAATAGTACCGAGAAGTTCAGAAGACTTCCCTGCGAACATCGGGCCAAGGATGATTTTGAGACTCATTTTCTAAAAAATAGTTCAGTCAACCGAACTTCAAATTTAACTAGCAACTCTGCCCGTCAAGTGGAACCACATTAAAATAGTTCATACCGTACTGAGTGCCCTTAGGAGGAACCGTGATACGCACAAAGGCCCATTCGCGGCCGAAAGACGGTACGAACACTTTGCTATGGCTAATAAACCAATCAGGAATATCAAGATTACTATAGAGAACCTTAATAGTATCTACGCCCGACATATCCCAAGGATAACAGCCACCTGCGTTAATTGTAATGACACCGCCCTCAGGCATCCAGCCGAGTAATTTCTCAAATAGACCAGTCCACATGGGATCCTTCATATCAGGGTCAACCAGGTCGACATAGATGCAATCATATACGCGTGGCTCTTCAAGAATCTGGAAAATATCACTGTGCTCTACATGTAGACGCGGGTCATCGAACACATTCCCTCCTAGAAACTGTGTTGTCCAACGCGGTTCATTTTGGCGAAAATGTGTAACAAGTTCATAATCCCAGTCAATCATATCTACCATAACTCCAGGGCGATTACCTACACGAGAAAGAACAGCCCGTGCTGTGGCTCCTTCACCACCTCCAAGAATACAGATGCGCGACTTTGTTGCGAGTCCCTCATGAACTCCTGATACTAGATTCATATGATAGAGATGTTCATCGGCAACGGACGACTGTAGGACGCCATTTACAAACAGTGTGCGTCCAAAAAGAACCGTATTAAGAATATCAATCTTCTGTTTTCCCGTGTGAAAACTCAGGGAGCCCTCAGGATAGTACCGTAAAATTCGGATAAACTCACCGTCGCGTTCCTCATACTCTTTGATGTCAGACATTTTCTATGTCTATATCAACTAGTTTCTTTAAGGCGCAGCAACCGCGGGCTCATCAGCCACTTCAGCCTTCACATCCTCTACAGTCGCAGCAGGCTTAGCAGCATCAAACTCGGCAAGTACCTTTGAACCAGCATCAACC